CGCAATCATAGGCTATGTTGCATAGCTGTACGAGCCTATCCTTGGGCACAATTATAACCGCACCTGTTAGCAACACGAAAGCCCAAAAATCTGCTTGTGTTGTTGTGATGCCCGAATTTTTCCCCCTACACTCATACTCAACAAATACTCTGCCCGTGCTATGGGCTATCATATCATGCTTTACTTCTATCTTTTTGTTCTGGAGCAGGTCGCCTAGAAATTGTTCGGCTACCTGCCCCACTAAAAGGTCGTGGCTAAAATCGTTATTATAATCCATATTATAACCTACTTTTTTCTTAATTCGTGCCGATGATATTTATAGTAGATACAGGTACTTACGATTCGTCAATCATTCCCTTGATGCATAGCCCGATATTCATAGCAATTTGCGGCACAATAGCATTGCCTAATCCTTTAATTCTGTCCACCCGATTGGGTACCCCATCAACCACTCTGTCCAAGTTGGGTTCAGTTTCCCACTGGGTTGCGCTGTTTCTTTGACCGCTGCACAAAGATATTTCTTGCCCTGCATGTGAGTATGCGATTTGCTCCCCACTGGACCTGTATCCTTGTACTCCGATGCTCTGGGTGTAGGCCACATCTTCACTTGGTCTGCTAGGTTCGCCCCGAACTTCAGGTTGGGGTTGGTCTTGCTTACCCTGCGCCCCTGTTCGTCCAGTTGCCTCGGACCGCCCGTCCCGTCTGAAGTCCTCGGTGTCGCCCACATCTTCGGCTCCTGCGCCTGTTGCCACATTTTCACCGTATTCGGGTCTACCTGTTCCCTCAAGTTCGCTGGTCTGGTGCGCCCCTTCCTTGCCTGTGTCGCCTGCTTTAAAAGAGCCTCTGGCGACCTCTGCGGCAAGTGGTCCATCGTGTTCGGCGTAGCCCAATATCCAGACTCTGTCGCGTTTGTGGCGGGCGCCGACACCACTAGCTGGCACAACAAACGGTTTGACGGTGTAGCCTTCACTTTCCATTCCATTGAGTACGTTGTCCAGCCCCATAGAGATGTGTCCATAAACATTCTCGAAAACGGTAAAAGTCGGTCTTGTTTGTGCAACAATCCTAAGTATGTGCGGGAAGATGTGGCGAGAGTCCTCTTCACCTCTCCTTTTCCCTGCGGCTGAGAATGGCTGACAGGGGTATCCGGCTGAAAGGATTCCGATGGGTTCTGAAATAAATCTTTTTGGGTCATTAGCTATCTCCTTAACATCATCAGCAATAGGTACATTTGGAAAGTTCTGTGCGAGTAACTTTCTGCACCACGGCTCGATGTCACAAAAAAGGACGGGCTTAGATAAACCCGCCCATTTGAAACCGAGGGCAAAGCCCCCGATTCCAGAGCATAAATCAACGTGCTTCAGCATTACTTTTCCAGCCGATATTCATGCATACGCTTGCGCTTATTATACTCTTTACCAAGAGCGTAACCAGCTTTACGGATGCTCCACATTTCTGTGTAGATAGTCCCCTCAGACTTATTAAGCTTCTTTGCTAAAGACAAGACAGAAAACTTGCCTTTCTTTAACAGATTAAAAGTACCCATAGCGTTATTAGGAACCTTATTAGATGCCTCGTTATTTTCCAGAATAGCTTCCAGAGCATCTAGCCTATCACGCATATCATTAATTAGTTTTCTTGCATTACGCATTTTTCTACCCTTCCTTTTCGTTAATAAGGTGGGTGGCTTTACGGCACTGGTGCCACCCAAACCAGCTAACGACCAACTAAGGATGCCGTTAGTACGCCTTCAAAGGTTACTTCTGTGCCCAAGCTGGTGTAACGCCGCTCTGAGCCTGCTGGGCTGGCATCTGTGCGTTCATAGCCTGCTGCACCTGTGGTGGCATTGGAGACAGTGGAGAAGCCGCAGAAGGCGCTCCAGCCCCGTTTGCAGGGATAAAGTCTGAACTATCTGGTGACAGGAACGTCTTGATACGGTTCTTGTCTGCGTATTGTGGGTCATTGGATTTTTCAATACCAATTACAAAACACACTTCCAGACCTTGCAAATCTTCAACGCCATTGATTTGACGCTTGGCTTGCGCCTCTGGTGACATATCTGTTGCGGCAAGATTATGTGCACTGTTGACAATCTTACGGATTGTGTCCAGTCCAATCAGACGCGCCTTAGATACGCCAGTAGCTTCATCAATAGCATCGCCGTGAACAAAAATGTTCTGCCATACTTTGCGCTTATCAAACTGACCACCAACGATAGTCATTTCGATAGGCATCCATACGGCGCTGGTATGTGCTGACTTCTTGAAGAACATCGCGCTCTGTGAGAAGTCTGGCATCATGTGGTCGCCGCCTTGGAACATTAATACGCCACGGGCTACTGTGCCATCAGGAATAAGTGTTAATGGCTCATTGCTTCCGCTTGATACAGGGATTTCATTTAGATTAAGCATTGGTTTCGTCCTCTACTCTTACTTCATTAGGATTTACAAAATTCATCGGGCGTTCAGCCTGTGGCTTACCACCTGACATTTTCTTCAGAAGATTGCCTAAGTGCGGCTCTTCTAAAAGGTCAAGCCTACCAGACCTGTCCTTGGCAGGATACCCCCACTGGTTCAGCGTCTGACAGACAAAGGCACGATAAGGGTTGCCGTTATCGTCTGGCATGATAGCCATCGTGATAACTTCATCGACAATTCCAGGCAACTCGCGACCAGTCTTAGAACCCTCAATTTGTAGGTCATAGGTCTGCCGCCCGTAATCATCAACCTTCTCGTCAAGAATGCCAACAAAGATAACATTCTTGTCACGGATATGCTGTAAGTGAGACAACCATGACATCATCTCTCTGCCTTGCATACCATATGCTGCACGAGTATCTAGCTTGCCAGTCCGTTCTGATTTGCATTCAGGCTGGTTCTGACAATGCGTAAAACACAAGCGTCCAGCAACGGTGATAGAGTCAACAAAGATGGTATCGTATTTCGCTAACAACTCTGTTGGGTCGCCATATGTCTGACATACATACTCATAATGTGCCTGACTATATGTAGCCTCTTCACCTAAAGATGGATTTGCTCCACCTAAGAATACCGCGAAGTCGCGGCACTCTTGCCATGTGCGCGGACGAATGACATCAATGGTAACACCTTCGATAGCCGCATCCCCCGCTTCCAAGTCCATGAACAATGTCTTGGATGCGTCTAGGGTACGAGCAAGAGAAGTCTTGCCCACCCCTGACTGACCACAGACAACAATCTTGTGGCCTTTCTTTTCCTTGAGCCTTTGCTCTGCTGTAATGATATTAAGCATCATCATCCCTCTCTAAATCCACACTCACACCTTGCAAGAATACAGTACGAGCCTCGCTCAGAGCGCCTTTAATCTCTGGCGGTGCGGCATTGTATTTTGCTTCTGGGATAGTGTATTTGACTTGTGCGTAGTGACGAGCCGTATCCTCATCCATGCTATTAAGCACCTTGATAAGAATACCAGGCTCCCACTCTACACGCTTACGAAGGTTGACTTTGACTTTGTATCCACTGTCATTAACAGTAACGCTGCCGAAGTCTTTGCCTTCTTGTCTAAGCTTGTCTTGAGCACGTTCAAGATACCTAGATTCGATTTCGCTCTTGATGAGCTTTAGCTTTTCTTGCGCCTCTAAAATTTTCTGTTCAAGCTCTTTCTTGAAGATATCAAGCTCAGACAGTGAAGAGGACGATACAGATAACATATCTGTCATTGCGAACTCCTTAGTTGTTTGTCGTTAAAAACAACATAGGAAATCTTTTTCGTCTTTGCAAGTATTATTTTTTAGAAATTTTTATATCAATGCCATTTACCGCCAGCATGAGTTTCTTTTTCAGGCGGAAAACATCGGTTTCTACGCCCTTTGCATCCTCCACAATAAATTCATCCACACCGTCTTTATTAGGCTTGTAATATGTGTAATCAGCTATGTATGCACAGATTTTTTGCCCATCAATAACGATATTAAAGCGTACCTGTCTTTCTAGGTCGCGTATCTCTTTGTTCTCTTGCATCTTCCATAGCTGACCATATCTTTCGGCTTCCCACTTGCTATCGAACTTCATTCCCATGAACTCTGTCTTTTTTGCGCCGAATTTGTTTTTATGGTAGAATCTCTTATTATATGGCATTATATGTTCCCTCGGAGGTTGATATGGCGGACACATCTAAATGGAAAAGTGTAGGTATAGACATTAGCACCTACAATAAATTACGCAAGATTTGTGACTCTGAAGATAGAAATATTCGGCAGCAAATCACCAGAATGGTTAATCAGGAATACAAACAAAAGTTTAGTCAGAACTATGAAGGGCAGGGTATCGGCTCAGTCGGACAGAAAAATGCGGTCTAGGCACTTCTGCCATGACCGCTCTTCTAAGTTATCTCTGTCAAACTTTGCTGGGGAAAATCTCCTAGTTGTTTGTCCTGACACACAATCTATGTGAGCGAATATAACTCGCTCTGGCTCCACCGCGACAAACGCTATTATATCGCACTGCTCTCTTGTTAGCGGTATTTTCTTGCCGCTATAAGAGGTATTATATTGATACCCACTGCGATGACTTTTAGAGTCTTTGCTTTTTAATATACTGGACTTTACCTGTATTTTTATAAGTCGGTTATTGTAATGCACAACGATATCTATCGTGTCTAGGTTAACCAACTCGCACGCTATCCCCATCTTCATTAGACGAACCATACAGATATGTTCGCCTAATTTTCCGGCCTCGAAAGCATTTAACATCTTCCCCCCATTGGAAGGTGTGAAATTTATTTCTTGACAATATACAGCTAGTATGACCTAAATATGAATATCTGACAACTTTTTGGGGAGTTTTCCCATGATACAAGAAGGTGATGGAAAGATGGCACGGCGCATTTCAGATGGGTTGTGTCCAAAGTGTGAGGCTGAAATGAGCTTTAAGTCTGACGGGTTAGAAGAAGATTCTATGGTTTGCCCTGTGTGCAAGTTAGAGATGCTGACCCCAAGACATAACGAGCTAGAAATTGTAGTGGAACTGGAGATGTAAAATGTTCACAGCAATTATTGTTGTGTGCGCCATTCTGGGTAAAGGACATGACGGGCATTGTTTCGAGTTACGAGACAATTGGGGGCCATATCAAAACATTGCGACTTGCATTAGGCGCACTGAAGAGATGAGGTCAGAATCAATTGTTATCTTTAAGAAGCACGAGTTTCCGTATGAGCCAGTAAGATGGCGCTGTGATTATTCTGATACTGGTGCGGCCTGACAGGTTTCGCCCTGACAGCAATCGTCAATAATACAATCACAATTAACGCACTGCGTATGACCGTGGACATATACTGTCTTTAAAGGCTCACTGCAACGCGGGCAACGGCGGCAATGCTTCTGTATGGGCAATGGCTGTGTCGTTGCCTCAATTTTCGGTATCATCAGCCAACGCTCTCATTCTTGACACTAAGCGCCGTGCGCGGTTCGGAACCTGGGTGTACCACTTGGAATCGACCATCTGGTCGGCTGCTTCGTTCCAATCTCGTGCATCCACACCAGCCTTCATTCCAATAAATTTTGACAGGCGTGGGTATCCTAAATTAAACATCATGTTCGCAATGATAAGCTGGCATTCTTCTGGCAAGTCGTTCCAGTCTGGGTATAGACGGTGACAATCATCTAGCGTTACGGCAATGTCCAGTTTGAACACATTGTCTACACGCTCTTGCTCTATCACCGTGCCTACTGGCAGACCATATTCAGGGTCATCTTTTTTTATTAAGTGACCAATGCCGAAAGTCGGCAAATTTAGGTGGTCTAAATATATCTCGTATTTACAGCCTTCATCAGAAGCAAGCTCCTGACGCAGCTGGTCTATTGTTGTTGATTTCATCTATTTAGCAATCCTGCGGTTGCGCCGCGAAGTCCCAAAGCCTGCGCTATGCCAGGATTGGTAGCGGCTTGTTGACGAATACTTGGTTGAGAAACCTGTTGTGGGATTCCGTAGAATTGTTCGGCTCCTGGTGCAACGGGACTTGCTGCAGCTAAAGACGAACTTTTGTTCTTTTTTGTAGGCTGTGGCGAGCGCATCATACCTTTTCTTCTTGCCTCAAGTTCTTGAATGGTTTGGTCGCCCTGCTCCATCATAGCTCTAACGCCAGCTTGCCTTGCAACACCGACACTTCTTGCAATAATGTTCGCCGCGTTAGCAGCGGCTTGTGCAACACTGTTTACATTTTTGCTGGCATTCCCTACACCCTTGCCAGCGTAGTAATTAATTACAGCAGGGCTAGAGAAAACTTTAGCAATCGCTTTATTTCTCATGTTTCTTCTGGCGGCGTTTATTGGACTATTCGACACTTGAGCCGCTACTGCGCCTTGTGCAATAGAGCCTTCTTTACCCACATCGCCAAG